CTACAGAGGTTTCCTTGAGAAGTCGACTGACTCGACCGATTTGAACCGCCTTTGTTTCGGCGATTCGGTAGACATACAAGTCCGCGGATTCTTCTTCATTGTTTTCTAAAAGTGTTCCATAGAGAAAAATCTCGACATTTCGCTCTTCAAATGGGAGAGCTTTGTGGCTGAAATTACGAACAGCACGACCGATGATTTGTTCAATACGATTCATGTTGTACCAGGGGTCCAAAATATGAACCTGGCGAATACATTTCAAATCAATACCTTCAGAACCTGCTCGAGAAAGCAATACGACTTTGATTTGGCTTCCGTCAATGTTCTTTTCATCGGTTAAACCATTGACTTCATAATTGTTGTCGGGAGAAATACGAACATCTCCCGTAATCATCGCGTATCTAACTGGTTTGAAATCTTTACTTTTCTTATCGGTGCGAGGTTTCATGGTTTTAAAATCAAGTGGTTCTGTAGGCGGGTTGGAAAATAAATTCTTGGCGTTTTTACCGTAGCGAACGAGGCCGAGTTCTTCAAGTGCGAGGGCCATGGGTATAATACCGCCGTCGATGTATTGAGAATAAACCAATACAATTCCAGTGGATGAGAGAATGTGTTCGCAGATGCTTTTCATTTTGGAACTGTATTTGCCAATTTCATTTTGGGAGAAAATTCTACCAAAAGGGGTATCTCGATATTCGTAGGAACCTTTTTCTGGAGGATTTTTGGTGTCGACGAAACTCATGATTCTCTTGAGACCGGTGTTGCCGGTCAAGTCGTTTGAGTTGATGTAAATATCGCCGCGGGTAGGTTCATCATCGCTTCCGCCGACAACCTTTGGTTCACCGACAACCTTTGGTTCACCGACAACCTCTTCTGGTTCACCGACAACCTTTGGTTCACCGACAACCTGTTCTGGTTCACCGATAACCTCAGGTTCACCGACAACCTCTGGTTTAAAGTCAAACAAAGCGACATCTGGTTCGGCCGAGGGCTCTTTCACTAAAACCACCTTTTTCCCCTGTATTTCTTCAGACGCCTTGTCAGAATCACTGTAATTTGAGACCGGTTGAATCATTTCAACCACATCTTCTAGACCCTGAATTGGGTAAACAATATTCAACGCCTCAATCGGCATTTGCAACAAAGTGTATCCAAACGAATCAATATTTTCGAAAGTGGGCATTTGACGAACAACCCCCGTCTTGGTTGTGGTAGTAATGTTTCTCTTTCTCAAATTGTCAATAATAAACTTGTATCCCATGGACTGATACTCGCCTATTTGCGTCAAATAAAGGGAAAGTATTTTAATTTTGTCGTCGTTTTTGATGAGTTTTCCGTTCATCTGAAATTTCGGGTATTTCACCGCCGGAAAGGTGTGTTTTGGCGAAAAAATGGCAGGATACACACGATAAGGAAATGTGTACGGGTTGTTTCCACGCACAAAAGACACATATCCAGTTGCCTTGCGAATCAACAAATCCTTCCCCACCTCTTCCCCCGCGGAATTCTTTTTGAAATCGCCGTTTTTATCAAACACATCACTTACATCGATTGTAGGGCGTTTGTCATTGATGTTCATAATGTTCAAGAGCCAGACAATCTCGGAATAATTGTTGTACATGGGCGTCGCAGAGAGAAACAAGAGACGCAAATTGTCGGCATATTTCACGAGATTCATCAATTGTTCAGCGACAATTTTGTTGTCCGAGTCATCAGACATGCGAATATTGTGGATTTCATCAATGACAATGAGCCGATTATTGAATTCTTGTTTCAGCGCCATTTTTTGCCGCTTAGTACCGGTACATTTGGTAGTTTGTTTGCGTGATTCGCCTTTTTTTCGTGAAACATATTCCACGCCGAGACAGGTCTTTTCAATGTAGTTTGCGAATTCTTGATAACCTAAAAAAAGGTACGAATGCTTGATGATGGCTTGAATCTGACTGATAACTTTTTCTTTTGACAAACCCTTCATGTTCATTGGATTAATTTCCTTGAGAAAATTGGCACCAACTGCGCCCTTGATATTCCAAACTCCATTTACTAATTTGAGTTTTCTTTCGTCGAAAAGCTGTGTTCGAAAATTATCTTGGACATTGGGGGAAGCGACGACGATGATTCTTTTGGCCATTCCGATTTGTTTCAAATAGGCGCGCATTTCCTCGCAAACACCAATGGCGGTCAAACTTTTACCACTGCCTAATCCATGGTAAAGTAATAAACTGTTGTATGGCGTTTGAAACGATAGAAAATTGCGGACGAAAGATTGATGCGGAGCCAATTGAAAGTCCGCATTCGCCAGGACTTCGGAATGTTTTTTAATGTCGTAGACTTCCCCATCATATTTGGTATCGTTGAATTCTTTCTTTTCGGCAATTTTGATGATAAAATTAGGGTCATTCAAGTCCGGATATAAAAAATCATTTTCATTTGAGGTTTTCCCTAATTCTTCCCTTTCCAGAAACTCCTTCTTCAACATGAACTCGTTGCATTTTTTCTCATCGCTTTCAGATTCACAATTTTTCTGATATTCCTCCTTGAGCGTAATTTCCTTCACTAATTTCAAGTTATTTGTTTTTGGAATTTTTTTTATTTTGATTTTGGTTTCTTCCATAATATAATAGTCTGGGATTATTATATTATCCATTTATTTTTTGCTAAGGAAATCAACTAAATATGCGGTATTCATTCAGCATGGAACTAATGTTTGTGATTAACTTCTTTTTCTCTAAATGATACGGACGAATACTGGAGATACACTGATCAATCGTTTTCCATTCTAATTTACTGACCTCTGTTTTTTGGAAATTTTCTAGTGTTTCTGCTGCAGTTTGATTCATGTATGCCAGGAAATATTTGTGTTTGTAGCATTTGTGATTCGACCCAATAAATACCTCGTCAAAAGGAAGCAAATTGTCAACAAGTGAAATGTTTTCACTAGAAATACCGGTTTCTTCCTCAAATTCTCTCAGAGCACACTCTAAATCTTTTTCTTGGAAATTACGACGACCTTTGGGAAACTCCCACTCCGTTTCGCTCCACTGTGTTTTACTATTGTTGATAATGTCGTTCAAGGTAATTAATTTATCTTCAATCAAAACACCACTCTTGATGGATTCAAATTTTTTCGCAGAGACCGTTTCTTCCCCCTTGCTTTGCATACCATTCGATTCTCCCCACATATTTACCCATAGAGATTCAAAAGATTCATGTCGAATTCGCTCTTTTTCATCCACCGACATTTCATCGACGATTTGCTGCAACTGATTAATATTGTAGCATAAATATTTGCCGCGAACAAAATCAATATAGCCAAAACTGTCTTTTCTACGAATCATTAAAAACTGTAATCCATCCAAACTATGACGAAATACAATAATACCGAAACTCGTTATGGGTAGTTTACATTGATGATACATGTGTCCTGGTTTATTACAATTATTACATACATTATGTTTATTCATATAAGAACTACTATGTGTTGTCATTAAATCTTTATATGTGTTTGTTTGTTGAAGTTATATTCTGTTGTAAAAGTAGTAATTTACAAGATGACTTATTTGAATCCGGAAGTTTGGTTACCTCACTACTTTTTTTTCCTTACCACAACTGCGATGACTTATCCACATAAACCAAACGCGGTAACAAAAAAGAAGTATTATGAATTTATGATGAATTTACCGATGTATTGTCCAGTAGAATCTTGGTCAACCAACTTTAGTAAATTGTTGGACGAATACCCGATTTCTCCTTATTTGGACTCTAGGGAATCTTTTGTTCGTTGGATTCATTTCATTTACAACAAGATCCAAAAATATTTGGAGAAGGACCCAATCACTTTGGATAAATTTTATTTGGATTATTATGAAGCATACAAACCAAAAGATGTAAAGAACAAAGAATTCTACAAATGGCGAAACCGAGCAATTTATTTGGCTTTTGTGGTATTGTCTATAATGACGATTTATTACTTGTACAACAAATAGTAAGAAAAAAATCTATGGTATATATAAGAACAAATAAATACCCATAAACAATGATGCGAATGAAAACGAAAACGAAAACGAGAAAAAATATGAAGGCCGGCGCGGTAGTAGGATCAGGCGGTTTTGGTTGTGTTTTTAGACCATCTTTAAAGTGCGTCAACAAGAAAACCAGGAAAAACAGCGCCAATGAAATCTCAAAATTGATGCTGAAAAAGAATGCCAAAATAGAATACGTTGAAATCAATAAATTCAAAAAACATCTCAACTCTATCCCAAACTATCTCGATTATTTCCTGTTGGACGGTTTTTCACTTTGTGAACCGGGTGAATTAAACAAGGAGGACCTTTCCAATTTCAACAAAAAATGTAATGCCCTCAAGAAAAAAGGCATCAAAGAATCCAACATTAACAAAAACTTGAAAAAACTCATGTCAATAAACATGCCATTTGGCGGGATCGATGTAGGGGACTATGTAGAGCAAGTAAACGCGGATTATACAAAGATGAAGGCCTTGAATAAAAAGTTGATTGATTTGTTGAAAAACGGAATCATTCCGATGAACAAACATCATGTATTTCACTGTGATATTAAGGAATCAAATGTGTTGATAGAAGGTGACTCTAACTATGCGCGTTTGATTGATTGGGGGCTGTCGACGACTTTCAACCCCGCGGTGAACAAAAGTATACCAAAAGCAAATAGAAAACGCCCATTTCAATTCAACACACCTTTTTCCACGATTTTATTTCAAGATTCATTCGATGAACTCTATGGAACTTTTTTGAAACAGAATCCTAACCCAAGTTTTATATTAATCCGTTCGTTTGTGATTAATTATGTCTTGTTTGTGATTGAGAAAAGGGGACCTGGACATTTGCGTAATATTAATTCAATCATGAAACATTTTTTTATGGACCATTTGATGATGGTGGAGGAAAAGTTCAAGGAGGACATTATTGAGTTCGAGTATACTTTTTATTTCATTTTTGAATATTTGAGCAAGATTTTATTTAAATACACGCGCAACAATAAGTTTGACGGTTATGCGTATTTCAAGGAGGTTTTTGTGAAAAATGTGGATATTTGGGGTTTTATCATGGTTTACATGCCGATCAAAGACTACTTGTTGGACAATTTCAAGACCATTAGTGAAACGGATGAAGACATTATTTCCATTATTAAGAAAGTCTACATGATGGCGGTGGAGGCCGCGGTTGAACCCATTGATACAGAGAAACTCATTAGCGAATTGGAAAAGTTGAACACATTGTTTTCTAAAAAAATGCACGGAAGAACCATTATGAACAGCGACTCTTCGGTGGATAGCAGCAGCAGTAGTCAGACCAAATTATACAAAACCAAGACAAAAACAATGAGTAAGAAACACACGGAAAAATCATCGGTGGCCAAGACGAGAAAAATGAGTTCATCCACCAAATCACAGTCGCCTTTAACGACATTTTTGAAGTATCTCTCGACAAGTAAAAAATAAATTGTAAAATGAATGACATTTTTTTCATGTGTTATAGTAGCACATAACACATGAGAGTAGAAATTATTATTATCGGTATCACTGCTTTTTTCATATTCAATACATATCATGATGGTAAATATTCCAAGTTGATCATGTCTTATAAAAAATATTATCAAATGGCATTTATAGGTTTTCTAGGCATCTGTTTTTATTTGTTGTTGAAGAGAAATCCGGCGAATTGTAAATCCATGTTGGCGAATGCAAACAATGTCATTAAATATATGCCAATTGACCGGTCTTCGCTCGATATGTTGTCGCCCATCATCGATTTTACCGGTTCTTCAGGTGATGAAGATGGTCAACCGGGGTCATTCATCACAAATATTATGGGGTCGGCAATGGGATCTGCGAATTTGAAGCAGCAAGCATCTAGCGAACAACGAATTCTGCAATCGGGAGGAGGTGGATATGGCCAAAAAGTGAAGCGTTCAGTGAGCGAGACAAAGAAGAAATATGTTGCTTCGATGCAAGATTGGAAATGCGGACACTGTAAACAAAAATTGAACGCGTGGTTTGAGGTCGATCACATTGCGAGTTTGGGAAGTGGTCTAGGAAACAATGAAGTCGGCAATTTAGTTGCATTGTGTAGAGAATGCCATGGAAAAAAAACGGCAATGGAAAATATGTGAATTCATCGAAAAAATAGTATAGAGTAGATATATGGACAAACCGTCATCATTTCATCCCATAAAAACCCCAAATGATAAAGTTATGTTGGGGTTTAACATATTGATTGCTCTGGTGGTTCTATGTACAGCATTGTTCCCGATTATTTTATTGTATGTGCCGCAGACAGATCCTAAATCCACCACATCGACGAATCTGACTATCATATTTTCATTGTTTGGTGCTGCTGTCTTGGCATATGTAGTGTTTAAATACAAAAACAGATGGAATAAGAACACAATTATGCTGGTCCTATACACGATATTCACGATTATTTTATTTACTTTACTACCGTCTTCCATACTGGACAAGTATGCCTACTTGTTTTTACCATTTACTGTATTAATTGCAATTGTATTGTTGTCTTTGATAATAAATGAAAAACATATCCCACTTTTTTACAATTATGAAAAAGTAAAGTTTTTGGTTGTAATGTTGTGTTTTATCTCAATGTTAATTTTATTTTACAACAAAAACCCGGGAGGATACATAGAGAAATATTTCGGCGCGACACTATTAATCACGATTTTACTGACTGTTTTTGGATTACTCTACATAGTTACACTTTTTTATGGAAAAACCGAAACTGGAAGTAGTACCGGTTCTCCAGAAATAAGTAATTTGTTTGGTGAAATGAGTGCCAAGAACTTTACTTTATTGGGTATTGCTTCCGCCATTTCATTCATTTTGTTTTTGATATTGGTAACGGTTGGTATCATAACTTATCCAGGAGGGTTTTTTAAACAAAACACTTTTAGTGCTGCGGTTATTATTATTTGTATTTTGATGGTCGGCATTATAGGCATCTTGTATTTTTCGAAAAGTCTTTTAACTACTACAGGCGCTGGTGCTGAACCAGACAGACTATCCACGATAAACCTCATTTTTAGAAATGCGTTATTATTGATTTTTGGTTTAGGATTTTCCGGTATCATGATTGCTTGGTTTGTGACAAGTCTAGGAAATTTATCCACCACTTCAGGAATTGTCTCTTTTGTGTTGAATTTGTTATTAGTAGTTGCGGTGTTGAGTCTAGTGTATAAATTATTTACGGGAACTCCATTGTTCAAAGTTCCAATCGTAAAATTCATAGTGAATATACTTTTTTACATTCCTTGTCTTGTTGTGAACTTTATTGATGGAGCAGTCTGGTTGTTTGGAAAAGCAAAAGGACTCGGAGTCGGATTCAAAACTGGAAAAACCGAGCCCTCCACAACGACTCATTGGATTCTGTTGGTGTTGATTATTCTTTTGTTTATTCTCTACTTTTCTCTTCCATACATTCAAAAACAAGTATCCAAACAGGGTGGAAAACTACTTTTGAATAACCCGGTAAGTTTGACGAGTCAAAACACTTTGGCATCGTATCAGTCGTTGAATGGTTCCACCGAATATGATTACCAATACGCGATTTCGTTTTGGTTTAATTTAGACGCAGTTGGGCCAAATACTTCTTCAACGGCAAACACCTTCACCTCTATTATGAGCTATGGAGGAAAACCGAATGTCATGTTTAATGCAGCGCAGAATACTTTAATGATAACCATGAAAAACAAAGACCCCACTCAAAAAATAATTTCAGATGTTCACGATGCAGATGGAAATCTTATTGTGTATAGACTCGAGGGTGTTTTATTGCAAAAATGGAACCATTTACTCATTAATTACAACGGTGGAACACTTGACATCTTTTACAATGGTGAATTGGTAAAAACCGTGACGGGTGTGGTTCCCTACATGGAATACGACAGTTTGAATATCGGTTATGAAAATGGAGTGCATGGACAAATATGCAACTTGAATTATTTTGACAAAAACATAACGCTTCAACAAGTATATTATTTGTATAATTTAGTAAAAGACCAAACACCTCCGGTAAGCTACAATTCAAAAGCGACCATCATAAAAATACCAGAGTCAACTGCGAATAATATTTATGGAGGAATGGAGGTAAGCACTAAGAAGGTTCAAGAAGAGGCTACTGCAATTGCAACAGGCGATTCTCTCGCAGGAACTATTGAAAACACATTGAATCCATTCCAAAAACAAGATTTCTTGTCTTTAAGATGGTATTTTGCAAAAAATAATGATTATGTAGGTAGCTTGTAACTCAATAAACATGTCCATAAAAAGTATTGATGAACAATTGTAAATCAAAAAAACAATATATTTTCAATTTATTTCTAGTATTATATTATTAGTAGAAATGAACATTAAGGGTATTTTAATTGTTGTGGTTGTTGTCGTTTTATTATACATTGTCATTCGTTATGTTTCAAAAGATGTAAATACTTTAACTTCCAGTATAACT